TTAAGAGGACCAGTTCCTAAACAAGGATTCTGCCATGAAGCTATTTTATCTCTACTTACATAAGGAGTATGAGAGAAAGAATAGCCACTCATAAATTGAGTAGAAGTATATTCACTTCTTATAAGTTGAAAAGTGCCTATTATAGTACCAGTACTTTTTGTCACTCTCATTTTAGCATATAAGTGAGTAATATCTATACTTCTATTATTCTCATTAGTTACAGTTAATTGAGGAAAGTGTACTATTATATAAACAGAATCAGAATCCCTATTTTGTACATCTACTCTATCTTCTCCAAAGAAATCTTCAAATATACCTCTTACTAGAGGTACTTTATTTTCTTGACTCATAATAAAAAATAAAGGGAATAGAGTTGATACCCTATTCCCCTAAATTAATTATTGAATTTCTGACAACATTGCATCAATATCTTCATCACTATATGAAGACTTGAGAGCTTTATAAGTTACTTGTTCTGCACCAATCTTAGTAAGAATGAAGTTAGCAGCAGGAGCAGTAAGAACTTCAGTTCTATCATAGAGAGCATTTACAAGAAGTTCAATAGCTTTTCTTGCTTGAACATCAACTGCATTAACATTTACAGTAGGTTCAAAATCTGAAATATTAGCAGTGGGAGCTTGAGGTACTAATGACTCAATATAATGTTCCAAATCTTCAGTAGATACTTGAGTATAGTTCTTACCAAAGGTTTCTTTTATTCCTGCCTGAAGACCAAGATTCTTAATTTCAGCATATACTTCTTGTCTCCTTTGAGAAGCACCTGATTTAATCTTCTTATTTGCATTGGTCAGCATAAATACCAATTCATTGGTTATAGTAGTTTCACCAGTAGTTCTATTAGTATAAGGAACATCATGAGGAAGAGCAGAATCATCAGACTTTAGTTCAGTCTTTGATACACCTTCATAGAAGGTCATATCTGAATAGTCAATACCTGCTTCATCAAGGTCTGATTTAAGCTGGCTAAGAGTTGCAGCTGATGACATAATTACACTCTTCTTTTGAGTTCTTGTTTCTACAATTGTTATTTTACGAGCATCCATTGTTATAAATTTTTAGGATTGTTATTTAAATTAAATAGACCTAGAATTATTTTTTGAAACTTTTCAGTATCTTGGAGAGAAAGATATAGGTCTGAAATATCTTTCGCACCATTTATTTGAGGTAAAACAATATTAGTGAACCCTGTTTTTGAAGCTAATAATTGGGCATCTTTAATGCCTGGAGGGTCATTGTCTAAGAGTATATATATATTCTTAAATCTTCTCCTGAGTTCACTAATAGCTGTATCACTAATAGTATAACCTTCACCTTGAATAGCTATAGAAGGAATGCCTGTATTAGCCCATAGACATAAAGCATCTTTAACAGAAGAGCAAATGCAAATAATATCTCCTGTTTGTGGTACTTTAGTCCATAAACTTATTACAGACCTATCATGTTTATTACTCCATTTAAATCCATTCTTGTTATAAGGTTGATAAATCTTTAATGTAGTATTTCCATCCTTAAATTCTACATAGGCATAAGCATATTTATCTGCTCCAAATACATGCCTTTTACCTCCCTTTATAATTATCTTATGAGATATAGGATATACATTTGCATAAATTAACCAATCTTTAGATATACCATAAGACTTCCAATATTCAAGGTCATACTTTCTCCAATCTCTCACCTTACATTCTATTTTAGTGTCAGTATTTCCTATATTTATTAGAGGTTTAGGTAATCTAGTAGTAGATTCTATTTTAGTACTACCATGAAACTCTTTAAATTCTTTGTATATCCTAGCAAGTGTTTCTTTAAATGAAATATTCCACATTCTACTCAATAAATCAAATATACCTCCTCTATCCCCAGTAGAGAAGTCTATCCAAGTTATTCTAGAGCCATTAGGAGAAAATAGTCCAACTGAGGGCTTTTTATCAACCCTCAATGGACTATTAATTCTACAAGGTATCTTTGTTATACCTAAATAGTGATGTACTACCTCAGCTTCAGTTGTTACCTTATAAATATCTTCCAAAGATACTGAAGGTTCACCTGAGCTTATCATTCATTAGTAATCAAAAGGATTTGAAGTACTAGTAGGACTAAAAGGAAGGTCAGATTTAGTATCTTCAAATGAAGTACTTTCTACAGTATATTCTTTGAAAGGTACTGCCTTAAATTCAGTAGTAGAATAAGCACCATTATTCTTTCTTTCTTGCACAGCTGCATCAAGTTTGCTATAATCTGATACACTATTTCTCAAGAATAGTTCAGTAAATGCTGTTTGATATTGTCTACCATCATCAGCAGTTCTAACACCAAAGAGAACTTTAACCTTATTATTAGGTTGAAGAGCTACTGCTTCTTTAAGTTCTGAGAAATTACCCTTGAAATATTCTTCAATATAGTCAAGTCTACATTCAGAATCTTGAGGATTATCTACAAGATACCACTTCTTCTCAGTTTGATTATACTTCATCACACTGGGAATATTAAGATAAGCAATAAGGAAGTTAGTAAGCACTTCTTCCCCTACATAGGCAGGTCTATAATCCTTATCAAGATTAGCAGGACCATTACTATATACAGGAATTTCATGGTTCTTAGCTTGTTCCATAGTTACCCAAGCTGTTCTACCATATTTATCAATTACCTGTACTTTAGTATTATCCTTATTAGTTCTAAATCTCTTTTGAATAAAGAATGTTACACTAATAGGTTCTACATTAAAGCCTACTTTCTCAGCATCAGGTTGAGTAATAAATGTAATTCTTACATTCTGAAATTTCTCACCATTAGCTTCAACTTCACCTTTATATTCTGGTTCCTTCTCAAGAGTAGAACCATAAATCTTTTCAAGTTCTGCTTTTGTAGGATTTACACTTTTAATAAAGCAAGGTGCTACACCAATATATCTTTTAAAATCAGCACCTTCAGTAGACTCTTTGCCTTTAGCAATAGCCATGTTTAAATAAGCATGTTTCATCTTGTAATAATTTAGATTATCTATATGTTATTCTTGAGTATCCTCAGCACAAACACTGCTGCCATTCATAATAAGCTGGTCTGTTCCTTCATTATCTGAAGCATAAGCTTTAGCATCTGACCACTGTGTTACACCTTCTATAGTTTCTTCTTCAGGTTCTTCAGGTTCATGGAAAGTAAGAACTTGTTTCTTTTGTTGATACTTACCATCTTTATCCATCTTAGGAGTACCATCCTCATTAAATTGAGGTTCATAAGTACAAGTAATAAGGTCAGTTGATTTATAACCACCTGTCAATGCTTTAATACCTGTTTCACCACCTTCAAGAATAGCTTCTTGAATAGCTTTTTCTTTAACAAGTTCTACAATTTTCTTGTTAATAGCTTGAATCTTCTGCAATGCAGGAAGAGAATTTTTAAACTGTCTTTTAACAGCTGCAATTTCACGAGATGTTAATTCTTTCATGTTACTTAATTTTAAATTTAAAATTATTAATTATAATATTCATTCATTGCCTTAGTTACAATACCTAGGTCATTAGGAATAAAATCTTCTTCAAACATACCATCAGGAGTTTTAGCAGGGATTTCTATATTTCCTTCCATACATCTATGAGTGTAAAAACCATAAGATGCTATACCTTTATCATCAAACTTTACAGAGGAGAAGAGGAGAATGGGAACTACTTCAATAGGATTATATGAACTATCAATAAGTTTGCCAATAGTAGAAGCTTTATAGCCAATAATAGTATTATCAGAAATTACTTCTTCACAGTGCATGATGATAAATATATTTAAATCATCTCTTAAACCTTCTGCAGTACTGATAATACTTTGAAAGTGTGCAGCCATATCTACAAACTTATTAAAGCCTGTCATTTTAGCAGTTTTAAAGTATTCCTTTCTCATAATGTAAGTACCATCATCAATGATAATGTTCTTTACATCTTTAGCATTTTTATCAATACCCATCATATAATTAACTATAGTATCATAGCTATCTATATTAAATAGGTTCTTATTCTCTTCATTATATAAAGATTTACTTCCTTTGAATGGAAGTCTTTTCTTTAATACATTAAAGATTACTGTCTCTTTAGGATTAAGTCCTTTAATACTAGTAGACTTACCTGTGCCTGATTTACCCAATATTAAGCAAATATTAGCCATGTTTAAATAATGTTTTAAATGATTTCATAAAGAAAGTTATACCTTTCTTCTTTAACTTTTGATATATACTTGATAGTTCTGCAGTATTAGGTAATGGTAATTCTTCAAACTTATTAATAGCACCATTAAATAATAGTGGACATAAACCATTTGCTCTACCATTTCTATTAAGAACTATCTCTATTACTCTAAATTTATCTTTTAAAGTAGTAATATCATAACCTAAGTACTCTGGTTTCTCAAAACTAAAAGGATTAGTAATACCTATCATACAAGAACAATCATTTCCTGTATTTTTAGCATCAGCTAAACCAGCTTTAGTAGGTCTGATTTTATTACTTTTAAAAGCTTCAAGGT